TCTCAATTTAACAAACATCCTGGTGATTTTACTATGTTTGAAATTGGTGATTGGAATGAAACTACTGGAACAATTTCCAGGTATGAATCAAAATTGAATTTGGGTACTGCACTAGAAATGGCTACTCAATCTTCTCAACCTATTTAACACTAGGGGTGCGTCCCCCGGGGCCCCAAGGATGGGGGTTCACGAAAGTTGGGCCCCATTCTTTGGGATGGGGGACATGCCTATAACTTTAACAAAGGATTGTAATGAAATCGGTCATGCAACACACGTTCTCTCAAGTTCCTACCGCAAACATCCCCCGTTCTACATTTAATCGTTCGCACGGGTACAAAACAACATTTGACGCTGGTTATTTAGTACCTGTCTTTGTTGACGAAGCACTTCCTGGCGATACGTTTAATTTAAGAATGTCTATGTTTGCTCGTCTAGGTACACCAATCGTACCTTTTATGGATAATATGTTCTGTGATAGTTTTTTCTTCGCTGTTCCGATACGTCTTATATGGGACAATTGGGAAAAATTTAATGGTGCACAAACTAACCCTGGTGATTCTACGGATTTTTTGGTTCCTCAGATGGTTTCTCCTGTGGGTGGTTATTCAATTGGTTCGTTAAGTGATTACTTCGGTATTCCTACTGGTATTGCAAGTCTTACTCATTCTTCATTATTTCACAGGGCTTATAATTTAATATGGAACACGTATTTTAGAGATCAAAACTTACAAAATAGTATCGTAGTTGATACGGATGATGGTCCTGATACTTACACTGATTATGTTATTAAAAAAAGAGGGAAGAGACATGATTATTTTACTAGTTGTCTTCCTTGGCCTCAAAAAGGAACTGCTGTATCATTACCATTAGGTACTTCTGCTCCTGTCATTACGGATTCTACACCAGTAACATTTAAAACTACTGCTGGTGGTGCTGATAACGCTGGATTATATTTCGCTGCTGATTCAAAATGGACTGGTACTGCTGCTGCTGGTAACCCTGCTATATATTGGGGTTCTAATACTGGTATGCAAGCTGATCTTTCTAATGCTACTGCTGCTACTATTAATGCTCTTAGAGAAGCATTCCAAGTTCAAAAACTTTATGAACGTGATGCACGTGGTGGTACTCGTTATATTGAGATTTTAAAAAGTCATTTTGGTGTTACTTCACCTGACGCACGGCTTCAAAGACCTGAGTATTTAGGCGGAGGTAGTTCACCTGTTAACATTAACGCAATTGCTCAAACGTCATCTACAGATGCTACAACTCCTCAAGGTAACTTAGCTGCTATTGGTACTATGTCAGCAACAGGTCACGGCTTTGTTAAAAGCTTTACTGAACATTGCGTCATTATTGGTATGGTGAACGTACGAGCTGATTTAAATTACCAACAAGGGCTAAACAGAATGTTTAGCAGAGAATCAAGATGGGATTTTTACTGGCCAGCACTTTCACATATAGGCGAACAAGCTGTTCTTAATAAGGAGATATATGCACAAGGAACGTCTGCCGATAACAATGTATTTGGCTATCAAGAACGGTATGCTGAGTATAGGTACAAACCGTCACAGATTACTGGTTTATTCCGTTCTGATGCTGCCGGCACTCTTGATATATGGCATTTGGCACAAGATTTTGCTTCATTGCCGTCCCTTAACTCAACGTTTATACAAGATGATCCACCAGTAGACAGAGTTATTGCTACACCGTCTGAACCACATTTCTTATTCGATTCATACTTTGATTTTAAATGTACAAGACCTATGCCTGTGTATTCTGTACCTGGTTTGGTTGATCATTTCTAAAAGGAGTTATTATGAGTTGGGCTGCTATTGGCCAATCTGTTGGTCAAGCTGGTTTAGACTTAGGGATGATGGAGTATGTTAACCGTCAAAACAGAAGGGAAGCGAGTAATGCTCGCGAATTTAGTGCCTCGATGGCACGCGAGCAAATGAGTTTTCAAAAAGAAATGTCTAACACAGCTTATCAAAGATCTATGGCCGACATGAAAGCAGCTGGACTTAATCCGATGCTTGCATTTAGTCAGGGGGGCGCAAGCTCCCCTTCTGGTGCGTCGGGTTCTGCACCTGCTGCTACACAACAAGCTGCAAAGCTTGAAATCGCTCGTTTAAAAAACGAAGCGGAAGAAGTGAATTCTCGATTAGAGTTAAATAAATCTAGTAAAGATTTTACAGATTCACAAAATGCTTTATCTAAAGAATTAAAAGTTTCTAAAGAACTTGAAAACATGACGGCAACTGAAAATCTTAATTTATTAAGAAAACAAATGCCTGCATTAAAACAAGAAGCTACTAATGCTTTAGAACGCGCTAAAGCAGAAGAAAAATTTATTGATTTCGATTCATGGATGAAACGTATTCAATCTGGTTTAAACTCTGCGCGTTCGTTTATTCCTTTTACTCAAGGTCCTAATACTACAGAATCTACAACTTACAACCCTAAAACTGGAGAGATTACAAATGAAACAAGAAAACGAAAATGGTAAATTTGCTACTCGTTACTCTACAAAACTCAGAAAAGGTATTGTTAATAACGAACCTTCTATGACTAAACAAAGCTTCAAAGATGAAGCAGATATTAATAACATATTAAAAAAATATGTTGAAACAGGTGTTATTCCATCTTCTATAAAAGAGAATCCCCTTTATGGGGATTTCTCGAGTGTTCCTTCTTATCAAGAAGCACAACATATTGTTGCAAATGCACAACTTCAATTTGACGGTTTACCGTCAAAAGTTCGTCGTGAATTTAACAACAATCCGGAAGAATTTTTAGCTTATGCTACTGATCCTAAAAATGCTGATAAATTAGTGGAATTCGGGTTAGCTTTTGCTAAGGAATCTCCGATATTAGAAGAGGCTGTTGGAGAAGAATCTCCAAAAGTCGCCGAACCAAAGGCGAAAAAAGCCAAGGATATGGCTTAAATGCGGCAGAATGCCGCCAAAAACGGGGTGGAGCGGGTCAATAATAGATCCCGCAGCCCCTTTATCCAAACTGCCCTAAAAAGGCTGTTTTTGTATTTTGGCCGGCTTGGCCGGCACCCCCGCTCAGTTAACCCTACTTGATGTTAACTGAGCGGACTGACACCGGGACGGATATTACCAGACTACCAACAAGGGATTTTTGATCCCTTAAAACCTGTTCTAAAGGAGTTTCAAAAATGAAAAAACGTTACAAAGTTCCAATGAAAAAATCGAAAAAACTTTTTACAAAAACTGCTAAAAAAGTTCACAAAAAAAACATGATTAATACATCGCCAATGCGCGGTGGGATTAGATTTTAAAAAAAAGGAGAACAACATGCCGTGTTATTCCCCTTTACAAGGTTATCGCTCAAGAAATATTAACACATCGGGAAAAAGAAGTATTGTCTTTAATCTCAAGGCAGGCTTTATGGATATGCCAGTCAAAGTACCTTGCGGTCAATGTATTGGCTGTAGGATAGATAGATCGCGGCAATGGGCTCTCCGATGCGTTCATGAGGCAAGCCTTTATCAAAAGAATACATTTATTACTTTAACCTACAATGATGAAAATGTTCCTAAAAACGGAAGTCTTAACAAAAAGCACTTTCAAGATTTTATGAAAAGACTCCGAAAAGAGTATGGACCTAATATTAGGTTCTATCATTGTGGAGAATACGGTGAAAAATTTCAAAGGCCTCATTATCACGCTTGCCTGTTTAATTTCGACTTTCCTGATAAGCAAATATGGAGAACCGTTAGGGATACCAAATACTATAGGTCCCAATCTTTGCAAGATCTTTGGGGCTACGGATTCTGTACAATAGGCGATGTCACTTATCAAAGTGCTGCTTATGTTGCACGGTATATTCTTAAAAAACAAACAGGTCCGTCTTCTTATCTCAAATATGTGGATATGGATTATAGTACGGGTGAAATTCTTAATGAAAAAATTCCTGAGTATACAACGATGTCTCGCAGACCTGGCATTGCAAAGTCATGGTTTCAACAATTCAACACAGATGTATACCCAAGTGATTTTATAATTCAAAATAATAAAAAACATAAACCTCCTCGTTACTATGATTCACTGTTTGAATTAATGTCTCCTAAAGAAATGGCTTTTATAAAAAGCCAAAGAAAACTTAACGCTGCGAAGCATGAAGAAAATAATACTCCTGAGCGTTTACATGTTAGAAAAACAATTCAAGAATTAAAGCTCAACAAATTAAAAAGGAGTTACGAAAATGAATCTTAAAGTATTTACCATTTATGATTCTAAAGCAGAGGCTTATCTTCAACCATTCTTTATGAAAACAAAAGGCGAAGCCTTGAGAGCATGGATTGATACTATCTCTGACCCAAATTCTCAATTTAACAAACATCCTGGTGATTTTACTATGTTTGAAATTGGTGATTGGAATGAAACTACTGGAACAATTTCCAGGTATGAATCAAAATTGAATTTGGGTACTGCACTAGAAATGG